GACTCACCCCAAGTTGTTAACAAATCGTAAACATTCATTGCCTAATCCCATCGGTGTAATTAGTGTTCTTTCAACACCATATACCACAACCGTGGAGGTTCAGACATGCTGGCTAGCAAACTCAATACACTCGAGACACGAAGTAGTGGATGTCGTCTTAATGACATTATGACTTCGCTTAGCAAGGATGACGCCCAGGCTCTCAACTCTGCTATCCGGAATCCGGACGTATCAATCCGTGGGATTTATAGCGCCCTCCGGAGTGAAGGGATTCTCGTGAGTCGTGACTCTATCGCCAAAGGCCGGGATTGTTCCGCAAACAGTGCCAATTGCAGATGCGGCCTTTTTACTGAAGGGGGCAAATAATGGCTCTTTCAGACAAGTTGGATACCGTCACTCAAAAAGAAACCAACACCAAAACGCTGGGCGCGATTGCCGACCTTCTCGCTGCAAAAGGTATTGATATTAATGAAGTCGGCGATATTACAAGAATTTCCATCTATCAATCAATGCTGAAAGATGAGAACGGCGACCCGCAAGTTGTAGACCTCGCCGCAATTCAGATTAGCCCCAAGTGGGAATCTGGCCCGGAATGGCCCGTAATTCAGCGTGGCCCTGAAATCAAGTTGCCGAAAAATACTTCTGCACCGAGTGCGGCAGAGTCATTTAAAACATGCGTTGTAGTTCCAGACATCCAGTTCGGGTTCTTCAGGAATCGCGATGGAGTTCTAGAGCCAACCCATGATGAGGAAGCAATTACGGTAGCGCTCAGCATGATTGCTCACATCAAGCCAGAATTAATTGTCTGCGTTGGAGATAACTTGGACTTGCCAGAAATGGGCAAGTATGTAACATACCCAAGTTACGCCTTGACGACCCAAGCAACGATTGACAGGGCTACCGTATTTTGTGCGGAGATGAGGGCTGCGGCACCACATGCCAAGATTATCTGGCTTGCTGGCAATCACGAAGAGCGAATGCCCAAGTACCTTGTACAAAATGCGGCTGCCGCCTATGGATTAAGGCGCGGGAATACGCCAGAATCTTGGCCAGTTCTATCTGTCCCATTCCTATGCAGAATGGATGACTTCGGGGTCGAGTACCGCCCAGGTTATCCCGCAGCAGATATATGGGTGAATAAGAAACTCCGTATCATTCACGGTGACCGAGTGAAGAGCGGTGGCTCAACTGCCCACGTATATCTGAACGCTGAAAAAAGCAGCGTCATCTATGGACATATTCATCGTATTGAGATGGCTTACAAAACACGCGAAGACTATGACGGTCCACGCACAATCATGGCAGCATCGCCAGGATGCCTGGCAAGAATCGATGGCGCCATCCCAAGCACACGAGGTGGAGTAGACCTAGACGGTCGTCCGCTTGTTCGCCACGAAAACTGGCAACAGGGCCTCGGTGTAGTTATGTACGAAGATGGTGGCGACCACAAGTTCTCCTATGAGTGCGTACAAATTTATTCTGGATGGGCAATGTTTAGAGGTAAAGAGTTCACCGCTGTGCCTAAGGCCAAAGCCAAACCTACCGTAAAGAAGAAGTAGGGCACTTCGTGACAACCATTGTCGCCATTCAGGGTGACGGATTCGCCGTACTGGGGACTGACAGCAGGCTGTCCACAGTTGATACGGCTGGATATGTGACTCGGATTCACACAATGAACAGTAGCGTCTCTAAAATTTCCCAGATTAACGGGATGCTCATAGGCATTGCTGGTGATGTACGGGCAATTAATCTCGTTGCTCACTCATTCCAGGCACCTCAAGCATCGGCGTCATTACGTGGGAAAAAACTAGATGACTATGTGACAAACAAGTTCATCCCTGCCCTTCGTGCCTGTTTTGATGCGAATGGTTATTCGTCTCCACAAAAAGAATCATCAGACCACATGGCTGAACAAGGCTCCGAAATGCTCCTTGCTGTCAATTCGGTTATCTATCAAATTGATAATGATTATGCGTGGAGCAATGACGCTTCTGGTCTCTATGCAATAGGCACCGGCGAGCAATACGCAATAGGCGCGCTTGCTGCCCTATTAAAGACAAAAGCAACAGCAGTTGCAGTAGCAAAAAAACAATGCCTAAATGCGCTAGCAATCGCGGCTAAGTATGACCCCCATACTGGACACCCATATCAGACATTTCAGCAAGACAATTCCAGCACTACGCGTAGAACGGTGAAACCCAAAAATGAAGGCAAGGTCTAAAGTGGACATCATACCCCCACTATTCCAGACCTTTGTATGGATGGATGATGCTAATTGTCGAGGTAAAACAGAAAAGATGTTCCCTCGCGAACATAAGGATATTACCTATATCGTTGAGGCTCGCGCCCTATGTTCGGACTGTCCAGTAAAGTCTCAATGCTTGGAATACGCACTTGAATTCCCGCCCGCTGACATGCATGGCGTATGGGCAGGCTTAACTAGCAGGCAACTTGCTGCAGAACAACGACGTAGAGAAGTGGGCCCGAAGCGCCCTACGCTTGCTCAAATGTGGGGCGGCTAAACTTTCTCGCCACATGCGCGAAACAAGATTGAAGATTCCTCGGTTAGTTGTTTGTTTTGCATCAACAAACCAATAAATGCTGCGTCATTGGGGATGTTGATTGACTTAATCTCTAGTGAATTCAAAACTCGCAGTAACTCGGCGACGTCAGGGTCACCGCTTTCGGTTGTTCCACGGACAATGCAGACCAAATACTTAGAATCCAGGGCAATCCAAAATAGTCGCCCAGGGATGAGTTCTTTCTTCATTGTCATCATCTCGATGAGTTGTTTGATGTCTGGGAAAAGTTTAACCATTCCCGACTTCTCTTCACCTGTCTCATGGTCGATGAGTACGAGTACCGCATCGGCATCGATTCCGGTAATCCCAACCTCTTCTTGTATCTCTATTGTGCTCATTCAATCCTCACGTTACAAGTATCGCAAAATGTCAAACCTTGAAATTCAATCAACTTTATATCACATTGCTGCTTCCCGCAAGGCTGAAGAACTGTCTCGCCAGTAAAATACGAGCGCACGATGTCCATTGGCTCCGGAAGGGAGAACTGGGCAGTTCCTGGAGGCGGGATGCCTCTCTCAGAACGCATGTGCTCCCATGTGCAGTAAAGGATGTATTCCGCAAGCGTCATATCATTCTTTTTCGCTGCTGACATTATTTCGTTCTTGAGTGACCCTTTAACGCGCAGGGCAATGTTGTAGAGGCGTTCTGGGTGTTTTGCTCGTAGCGCCTTTTTACCCACCCATTCCCTACTCTCCTGTGTCCTTGTGTACCAGCATAGTTATGTATTCCGTAATCGTCATTCCATATGCCTGAGATTGTGTCACTATGAGACGCTTAAGGTCTGCGCCAATTTTCATCGTGATGGTTGCCTTGTCGGTTGTTGGCAACTTCGCTGGACGTCCAGTATTTCGTTTCATCACTCCACCTTATATACGTCGGCCAGGTAATTGGCTAGGCGCTCAGAATAAATGCTCATAAAAAATTCCCTATCGCCGTTAGTTGAAAGGCCAAACGCTGTTGAGCCGAGCGTCTGTATTGTCGTCCCAAGGACTGGATGTAATTCAACCGACGATGTATGAGTCCCTGAGCTCATTCCCTGAATCATTCGTTGGAGTTGGGCCCATGCTTCTTGCGGAGATGGTGGGATTACGTCCAAATTGCCCTCTACGACCGCCCTGCGAATCATCCCTGGAGTTGGCATGAATTTAGCAACAACAGCCATTCGGATGAATCTTTGTCGTACCTGCTCTACGTCAAGGTCACGCAGCAAGTTCCACCAAGCCTTGAGGATGTACTCCCTATCTGCTTCATAGAATGTCTGATTAAACGAGGCATATACTTCTCTGACCAATTCTTCAAGTTCTACTTTTGTCATCGCTAAAAATCGCCTTTGGCTTTTTTGCCTTCGCCACGTTCTAGGAACATCTCGACATGTTCTACGTCACGAAAGATGAGCGTAATATCGTCATAGCGCTTATTGGCTTTATTGCGCCCCATATGGAAGTCCGACGCAGCACAGCCATCAATTGCCTGCTTGCATAGTTCTACCCCGTAATCAGCGATAGCCCACTTCATTTTGCGTACGCGCTCAATGTCTAACTTAGGAACACGTGCTTTACCAGGCCGCATTATTGCTACCCAATGCTTGTAAACCTCATCTACCTCTTCTTCGGAAACCCCAGTACCTTTTTTATTTTGCTCAGGTCGGAGTAACGGAGACGACCTCCGCTGTTTTCTTTTCTTATTTGGTTCGTAAGGAATTTCCTGCATATCAAGAGTCAGTCTAACGACCACCTCAGCCCCTTTCATGGATAATTCAAACCTCGCGCGTGCGCACGTTCGAATTCTATAACTTCGAATCTAAACTAATCGACTCATTCCCGTTGAGTCAAGGAAACATTCATTTCTCAACGAATAAATCTTTCAGTAAGACCCCACCCTTTGGAGGGGTCTGGGGAACCTTTAGTTAGCGTCTTCCGCCACCGAGGGTCGCTAAAAAGAACTTCTCGTCATGGACTCAAAGTTCTACAGGTATTGGGCGCCCTGTTCAGTTGTGTCTGTCACGGTAGTCCGCATTCGACCCGCCCGTCAAGCCATCTGGACAAATTTCTCGAAATTCCCACAAATTTCTTTGAGCCAAGAATCCCCGCCCTGCTCAGCGCACAAAATGCAATAATTATTTTACTTGCACGAAGGCCGTCACTATGACTAAGGTTCGGATAGACCTGAGGAGTTTTCCCCCTTTCTCTCCAATGGTCGAACGGGTTGAGCGGACCCGGGGACGCGTTAGCAGGTAGCGCCGACCCGGGTCCCTCCCTACCGTCACCGCATCACACGGGACTTCCCCTGCTCTCCTAAGAAGAAATGGCCATCCCTAGTTTAGCGAACATGTCGGTCATCCCTTGGC